CCCAATGATCAGCTGCAATGCAAGTTCGGCTTGTTGCGGGACCACACCATTACCGCAAGCGCGCAATTCCTCGCGCCTACCCACACCGGCACCAACAATGAAGCCTTCCTTCAAGCCCATCATCCATTCCGTAAAAGACGAAGACAGCCTGTGTGAGCCCTCTTTGCCGTCAGGCTTGGTTGGGTCAGGCGCTTTCCTGCCAATAATTTTCTCCCACCGTTCGATCGCGGGAAGAAACCTACCCCAATCGATTTCTTTCTTGTGGACCAACCGAGACAGGTTGACCGAATGTAAAGACCCGTGAGACATTTGCGACGACTTCATGTTGTCCGCGTAAAGATCTGTTGCCGTGGGTGTCGGCAAAACAGAATCGTTGTGGAACTCCCGAATAACTGTTTCCCGCACGTTCGCATAACCGCCTTTAGAGCGATCAATTTTGCTCTCATCCCTCGCGGGCAAATAGTCCATTGTGTTAGGCGTCGGGAACAAAGACTCCTCGATCGACTTTGAAACCTTTAGACCATTCATGGCCGCCAGCTCAGCCATCTGATCCCTCACCTGCAACATGCGGTTCTTCTCTAGCGCCTGCTTCTCGGTGATAGCACCACCGTCACCCTCAATAGCCGATGGCGTCCGCAGGAGAGATTCCTCTGGGATATGCGACAACGAAAACCCTGAAGCGTCTGTGGGGAGCTCCCGCGTCGGAAGCGAGTACGCTTTCCCATCGAGCATCGTACCCGAGCGAGGCCAAGTCTCCGAGAACGGCTCCCAATGCTCGCAAAGCAGGCTTTCCTTCTCCGGCTTCTCCCATACACCACGGGCACTGCTCCAAATTGCTATCAGCTTTTGCACTTAGTAATCCCCTCACATTCTCAATAACAACCAACTTAGGCTGCAACACATCGATCGCTTCCGCAAACTCACTCCACAAGCCAGACCTAGTACCAGAAGCCATACCAGCCCTTCTCCCAGCAAGAGACACATCCTGGCAAGGAAACCCGCCAGTCAGAATATCCACCGGCTCCACAGAGCTCCAGTCCACCTCTGTTACGTCACGGTAGTTCGGCACACCGGGAAAGTTATGTTCCAAAATTGCCGAAGGAGCGTCAGCCCACTCGCAATGCCAAACAACCTCAGCGCCCGTCACTGCGCTTACAGCAAGATCCAACCCGCCATAACCGCTAAAGAGAGAACCGATTTTCATTGAACACCCCCACGGCTTGAACAAACGAGGAGCGTGTAATCGCAGGGCTTTTGCGTGCTTGGCGTTACACGCCCCTCACCTGAAGCATATACCGATCTACTCATTTGCAACCGAACTCCCCTTCACGACACTCCCAATGCTCACCCTGCTCATGCAAAGACCGAACCCACTCACGCTTACCCGGCCCTTGCGCGGCAGGAGCCAACGGCTTACCCCACTCGTTCACAACTTGTCGCTCCGGCAACGGGTCGTTCTCCCAAGCGTCAGCGTTCAACCAAGTAGCAGGATTCTTCGTGAACTCAAGTTTGCGGTTCGGATCATCCCGGTACTTCTCCACACCTTCCAAGATGACCGAAAGCTCAGCCCTCTTCAAAGCACCCTCAAGAGCCTTTTCTGCTTTTCGCTTATCTGCCTTCTTCGGATAAAGCTTCCAAAATTGATCAAAAATATCTCTCTTGTTTTTTAGTTCTTGTTCTATGGTTCTCGTTAGGGCGACATTTTTGTCCCCTCGTCGGACATTTTTGTCGCCTCGTTGGACAATTTTGTCCTCTCGTGGGACATTTTTGTCGGGGGACATTTTTGTCCCATTCGGCTCATCCATGACCAACGTGTAAATGTTCGAGTGATACCGACCACGGTTTTCTCTGTGGATTGCGCCAACCTCTTGCAGCTCCACTACAGCACGTTCAACTGTCTTCACAGACGCCCCCATACGCTCCGCAAGAGTTTCTCTTGACGGAAAAGCGCGATGAGTGTTGTAATCCGCATACCGCGCCAAAATCGCGTACAACCGAAAAGCGCTGTTAGAAATCTGCAAGTCAATAACCCACTCCGGGACTAAAGCAAACTTGCGTTCCAGACTGATTGTTGACGTCACGGGTTTACCTCCAAACCAATTCGAAATCTTTGACTACTTGGCTTTTCGAGATGATCGGCAACGGATCTGTTGCAACCCCATCTATATGCAACTCAAAATGCAGGTGAGGTCCGGTGGAGATACCGGTGTTGCCTACCGCGCCTAAGACCTGACCGCGCCCCACAACAGCGCCGACCGTGACATTCTCCGGAACCGAATCGTGCTGAAGGTGAGCGTAGATGCTTTCCCAACGCTCTGCTTTATCCTCGGTAACAGGCACAATATGTTCTATTTTTATCCAGTTTCCGTAGCTTCTCGCGTAACCAGCCTCGGCGACAATACCGCCCAGGATCGCCTTCACCGGCTTGCCAGCGCCAGGCACAAAGTCAACACCTTTATGGTTGCTGCTACACCCAGCGCACGGCGCAACCCGCCAACCGAAATGACTGCTAATCAGCGGGTTGTCCACCGGCAGGACGGCCTGCGCGTAGTTGAAATAGTTTGGGCGGTCGATTTCCTGCTCGAACCGGCTACTGTTGTGAAATCCAGGTCCGGTCATGTCCAAAACGGAGATGCCGTCGAGTTGCAACGGGTCAGCAGCCTGACCGCCTTGCCCAACTTCTGAAGCCGAACTACCAGATCCTGCTAAACGTTCGACCGAATCCGGCATCAAAACCATCGGGGTGAAGACGTAAGCCGAAATCAACACATACGGCAATGTCATCCCACTTCTTTGAAACGCTTTCCTAACGCCTAACACCATTGTTCCCCTTCCATTCCCAATAAGAGGCAGCCTTCTTTGCTTGCCTCTTATGTTCCTTCACGTTCCGAGGGTGGTCAAACGACTCTTCCCTCAGTTCCCGCAAGTCAATGCCGAGCTCTTCAGCCCAGTTGACCCTAGTAGTACCCTTCTCCGTCTTCATACACTTCCTTTGTTCCGTCCGTTTTCAGAACGTACCAGAGTAAAGTCACCACGTCAAAGACCGGGATGCTAGAAGCCTGCCAAGAGCGAAGTTTGTGTCCTTGACGGCGCGCAGACTCAGCAACTTGGCTGACCGACTCCATCTCGCCGTTATACCTTGCACAAACCGCCATCAACCACTCCGGCTTATCCAACAACTTAGAGCCCCCATGCCCACGATTGCGACGGTGATGCACAACCAAATCGTTGCTCTCGCCACAGTGAAAACAGTAAGGGTCGCGCTCTAAAACAAGTTTCCTAATCGATGCCTTCATTAGTTCTCCCATAGTCGTCTTCGAAACGCACAATGTCGGCAGGATCGATAAAACCAGCGGTAACAGTGAAAACGTCCATGTCGCCCACCATCGCAGACAAACGGTGCAGCTGACCAACATCAATGTAAATCGAGTCACCGGGACCGATAAGGAACTGCTCTTCTTCAAGAATGAGCTCCCCGTTTCCAGACTCCACAAACCAGAAATGCGACTGACCCTCGTGCAAATGCAAAGACGTTCGCTCACCCTCACGAACAAGGAACTTACCCATCACAAAACGCTCAGTGGCAAGCCAATCGTCCTCAGACCCCCACGGCTTCTCAGAGGTCATCCTCCAGCCCCCCAGCCGGCCCCTCGGAACGATACCCCCCCCAGGGAGGGTTTTTTTGTCAAAACCGAATTACATTCGTCACAAGTCAAAGTTGGCGATGCGTCGAGCGAATGCAGAACAGTACGTTCGTGCTCACAGTCGGGGCAACTGTAAACGTAAGAGGCCATATCAAAGTTTCATTTCGGCTTGCATAATTTTGGACATTGTTGCATTAGCCATTATTTCACCTTCTAAGCCCTTTAGTTTGGTCCTGACACGGTTTACCTTGGCTTTGCAGACATCGCGGTTCCAGCGGGCGTCCGCAGCCTCAAAACGCGCCAAAGCTTGCCGGTCAGCAACAGTGCCCTGCGCCTCTAGAAAAGCCTTCGCTTCGATCAAATCCAGCTCGCGTTCCGCATCGGCTAGATCGGTTTCAGCCTCAAAGAGCGCTTCCACTCCCTTGCGGGTCATCGCTGTCAGCTCCTGCAAGCCCTTCACTATCTCGGATGGCAACATTTATTGACTCCATCCTTTCAAGCAGGTTCGCTCGCCAAAAAGCAGTATTAGCGTCATTTCTTCTTACCGCTTCCAGATACGCCTGAAGAAGCTCCTGAGCGCTGGCCCTCATTACCTGAAAGTCCCTCTGCACGATTCTTCACCTGTTCTAGCGTTTTCTTGTCCGCACCTGCGGCTTGAGCTTCTGCCCACAACAAACGTAGCGCACTCACGTCAGTCAACGCTTCCGCCTCCGCCACATAGTCACGAGACTCCGCCGGAACCTTACGCATCTCCTCACGAGACGCACGCTTGTTCCCGTGCATACCAAGGTTGGCAAGGCACCTGCCCACAGATGACGTTTCTGTGAGCTCCGCTGCGAACTGGCTTGAGCCCTTCTTCTCCGTGGCGTAACCAACAGCCTTCGGCAAACCAGCCGCCTGATCTCCCACATTCAAGTAAATGTAAGTCTTGAAAATCCACTCTTGGTCATCCGGCACAAGCTCCGTGATGATACGACCATCCTCGTGCCTGGCATAGAACTTCGCAATCCTAACCTCCACCATGTCATAGTCATTTGGGTTCCATCTCATTACCGTTCTCCCTTCACTACAAGCCAAGGCTTTCCTTGACCTCTTGACTGCCTCTGCGCCACCACAACCTGTTTGCCGTCGCGCATGACAAAACCATACTTTGCTTTACCCATAGAATCCAGCACAATCGACTTTGTTTCGTGAAGCAACTTCTCCGCCTCAAGGAAACCGTTGTGAGCCCGCAAAAGCAACTCACCGTTCTGCCCCAAGTCGGTCTGCTCGTCCAAATCAATTTCAGGATTCATGTAGCGGACAGCCTCATACGTTGCCTTGCTGCCATCCCACTCAGGCTTCTGAACATTCTGCAAGTGATCCCAGAACCGAACCGCAGAAGCAATCTGCGCCTCTATCTGAAAGTTGTCACGGTCAACCCAACGCTCCTCATAGTTCCAACCCGCAACAGCGACAATGACCGACTTCTCCAAACCGAAAACAGACATGTAGTGCTGCACCTGCGCCACATAAGCAGGAGGAGCCTCACCCCAAGTCCCACGAGACGTCTTCACCTCCACCACAATCCACTCATCATTCTTCCGGTCATAAGCAAGCGCGTCCGGGTTGGCGTGCAAAAACTCATAGTCAGGGTGCCGGTAAGTGCCAGCCTCATAAACCTCATACTCCGGGTGTTCCTCCGCCCACAAAGCAAGCACAGGCTTCTCAAACGCCCGACCGAACCGAACCGACCACGACGACAAAGGCGGGTCAGGGATCTGGCCTGTACGTTTAGCCCACAAAGCAAAAGCAGACTCCCACGGGTTCAACCCCATGATCGTCCCAATCTCAGAGCCACCAACACCGTGACTCCTCATCTCATGCCACTCATCGGAACCAGCCTCGACAAAGCCAAGCTTTACCGCCCCGTTGAAAGTGTCATCCTCCAGAGTTTTGAAAATACCGTTTTCATCCATAGGATTACCTTATGACTAACGGCAGACATCTCAAAATGCTCTACTTCGAACTGCAAGACATCATGGATGCGCAAGAAGAAACACTCGGCTGTCAAGAAGCGCCAGATCTGTTCTTCCCGGAAGACCACAGCCAAAAACAAATCCGAGACAACGCCGTCGAAGCTGCCAAAAGTTTATGCAAAAAATGCCCCATCCAACTTGAATGCCTCACCTACGCGGTGCAAGCAAAAGAAGAATGGGGCATATGGGGCGGGAAAACCCCGAGAGAGCGTCAAGTAAAACGCTAACGCGGGGCTCACAGCCCGCTAGACGGTCTTAGCCGTCCTCTTCTGGCACATCCAATTGAACCACCATGGTGGCATCCAAAAGTGCCTCAGCGAGCTTCCTCGCACGTTTGATGGTCAAAACAAGCCGACCGCCACCCTCGTCGTTCACTACATCAAAAAAGTCATCGCAAGTAACGACAAGCTCGTCACGATCCTTTTCCGTCTGATACATCTTTACCCTCCAATACTTAGCTAACTAGATGCTTGCAGTAAACCACAAACCAAAAAAGATGTCCAGCACATTCCTGGCAAACAAAAACCCCCCTTAGTGTCAAACCGAAGAGGGGCTCTTGCTTACAAAGAAAGTTCTACTACTGGCAAGACTCGCACTCTAGAGCTTCCATTGGGTCTATCGGGCACACAATCCCGCCAATTTCTTCCATCAAATCCAAGTCAGCCATTACTTTCCCGCCCGGTCATACTGCAACACGGAAGTAAGCAAAGACATGACACCGGCAAGCGCACTCACCGACAAAACCATGATCCAGTCAACCTCAAGCACGCCAATAGCAGCCGAACCAATCGCGGCCAGAGCGGTCTGTGCAATAGTTTTCGCACAACGCTCCCCCGCGTAATCCATATAAGCATTGATTTTATCCATCAAAGTTTTCCTCTTTCCTGTTCAGCGACTTGTCTTCCCACACAGCACCGAAAATGTAACTGGTGAGAATCAATGTTATCAAAGCCACACCACCGGTTACAAGATCGCTTATATCTGTCATGGCACCAGTCAAAGCTGCGAGAGAGCTCGCAATCAGCATAAAAGCCCCAATAACAAAAGACGCCAAAATGTAACGGCGACGGTTCTTCCACGATGGGTGAGCCATAATGTGCCTTATTCCTTTCAAGTAAGAGTTAATGAATTGTTTAATAAACATCTGTCATCGGGTCATCACAGCGACCAGAGGGGACACAATGGCTGCGAGGAACCCGAACCCGCCGATGGCTTGCCACATACGCATCTCAAGCTTCCTAATGCGCGCCTCGTGATCCTCAATTTTGTCTTCCGAGTCAGGGAGGGCGTTAGCAATCTTTTCGAGGAGGCGACCTTGCCTTTGCACCTCAGCGTAAATATCCCGCATTGACACCCTTACAGCTCCAGTTTCTTCATCAGCCATTAGCGCAGCGCCCTCCTAATGTCAAAGAATCGGCGGAGGCGTGCGCTCATCGGTTTGACCACGCGAGGCGGGACAGGCTTCTCCAGCTCCTCGATGAGCTTCTCAACCGTGACCGGCTCCTCAATGATAATCTTAGGCTCAGGCTCAAAGTAAGGCATGGGATCTACCGTCTGCCCCCAAGTTCTCGTGGGGTGTCGCACCTCGAAGTGAAGGTGTGGGCCTGTGGAGGCACCGGTGTTACCTGACCAGGCAATCCGTTCCCCGCGTTGCACTTTCGTGCCTTTGTTTAGGTGTGAGGGTTCCCGCAGGTGGTAATAGACCGTAAACAAGTCAGGTGCGTGTTTGACAATAAGCGTGTACCCGCCGGAAGCACCAGCACCTTTATGCACGATCGTGCCGTCTGCTGGGGCTGTGAGGGGTGTCCCTGTGGGGCAGGCAACATCAACACCGTGATGGAACTTGCGCTTTCCGGAGATCGGATGCACGCGCCAGCCGAAAGGCGAGCGAGCGTTTACTTTGTATGGTTCAGGCCAGGGTTCGCTTAGTTTCATCGGGCACCA